ACTCCGGGATATTGATGAAATTGCGGTACTTCTTCTGGCTGCCGTCTTCGTTGAATCCGTTCTTGCCGCCAGCATCCGCAATCCTTGACAGCAAATCCATAAATGCCTGCCAGTAGGCTCTCCCCCGGTTCTGTTTCTGGGGGTTGCCGTTCCTGTAGATCAGCCATGTCGCCCAGTCGGCGATATACCTGTGAATCCACTCAGGAAGCTTCGGCTCATCGCCGTCATTCTCCAGCTTCGGATACTCGGTCGATGGCACATGGTTGCTGTCCCATATCGTGACAATCTTGTCATACCCTTCGTTGATGTAGTCATCAATGTGCGGTGTATAATCGCCCAGATCGTCAGCATCATTATTGGTCTGGAACATAACGTGTTCCTGAAGTTCCGAAAGGGTCACGGCTCTCACTCCTTAGATCTGGTAGTCCTGCATATCGTACTTCTGCTTGAGCTGTACAAACACCGGAACCGGAACCATCACCCGTTCACCGCGCTTCACGCGCCAGGTCCATTCCCTGGCTTCGTTCGCGATGGTAACGTGTTCGTACTGGTCCACCTTCAGTCCGCTGCCTTCCTCTTCCAGCTTCGGCAGATAGACCTCGACCATCGGTCCCTTATAGCCTGCCTGCTTTTCTTCGATCTTGACCGTCAGCCCGTCATCCAGACTGACATTGCCGTAGTTCGGTTCGCTCTCTTCGATTTCGATTTCCTCGTCTTCCAGGACGGGGTTCTTCTTGGTTGCCATGTTTGTTCTCCTCTCAATTAAGCACTGGGTGTGCTGTCAACCAGCATTGCCAGCGAAATGGAAATGTCCTTCAGAATCTGGGTTTGGATCTGGGGCCATGCTTCGTCCCCGTACTTCTTCTCAACCGCAGCGATGTTCGCTTCGACAACATCCTGTCTGGTTTCAGTGTCTGCCATATGAATCTCTCCTTTCAAAAAAAGGGACTCCTGCTGTTACACAGGAGTCCCGGAATACCTTATGCCTATCAGGCACTGACCGCGTGTTCAAGCCGGACAATGAAGTCATCCTGGAGAACCGCGCAGGCAAAGAACGGTACTTTCCAGGCAATGGTTCCTCTCTGATCGTTTTAGTACCCTCGGTTTCCCGATATTTAGCAGGGGAATAGACTATATCTTCATCCGTTACCGGATGTGTGGCACTTCGGAATACGGAGTTTCACCGTAAACCTACTCCCATACGGGATAGTCGTTACACCTTCCTCTTGCGAGGCTTGGCACGGGATCGGCATGACCTTTATAGTTGGCTTTAGCTTTCCCCGTTAGCAGGATCTCTCCCACACCCTGTATTTACAGGTTCACCACATTTTCAAGCCGCATTGCTGCGACATGCGCCCGATATGTTAAGCGGATCATCAGTTCCGGAGGAACCAAGAGGTTTCACAATGATGCGGATGTTGGGCTTGCCCTTGCCGCCCAGTTTCACGCAGCCGAACGCATTCTGACCGTAGATGATGGAGGCATGGACAGGTACGCTGTTGCCGCCGCCGGTCGGAACGATCTTGCAGGTGTTGGTCTGGGTCCAGTTGTTGGTTGTGCTTGCTTCAGGCTGCCAGCGGAACACAACCTTGGTCTTGTTCGCAGTGCCGCTGGGATAGATGCGCTCAATGCACATCAGGGTCTTGTAAGTGCTGCTGTACTGCACATACACCAGCTTGCCGGTCAGCTGACGGGCGACATCCTCGGTCATGGTCTCCTGGATGATCATGGACCGCTCGTCACGGTTGTAGTTGGAACCGTAGGCAGCCAGGTCGGCAGTGGTTCCGTACAGGTAGCTCTCAGTGTCGAACACCTTGGCGTTGTCCACTTCAAAGAACTTCACCTTGTAGATGGTTCCCAGTTCGTACCGCTGTACGCGGGTATCGTTCTGGTACTGTGCGACCGCGATCCAGTGGGAATCACCAGACAGATCGTAGTAGGTCTCGTGGCTGATCTTGCTGTGGAAGAAGCCGTCAGCGAAGGGCTGCGCGCCTTTCTTCTTCAGATTCCGGACCGCCTTCTTGACCATTGTGTAGTTGATCAGGTCTGTACCGGCGATAGAACCACGGGCAGAGATTGTGCCGGGGAACATAACGTTCAGACCAGCGCAGATCGCATCACGGCCCACAGTGTCGATGGACAGGGCAGCCTGACGGTTCAGACGGTCGGACATCGCGACAGTCTTTTTGTCAACGTGCCACAGGTCGATTTCATCGGTGTAGTCCATGTAGCCGCCGTACTGCTTGGTCATCACGGAGAAAGCAGTCTCGGTGAGGCTCTGCGGATCAGGGGTCACGCCTTCAGCCAGGGGAGTGGTGATGGCGGGCAGCTCGGTGTAACGGAAGAACTTAACGTGCTTGCTTCCGCTGTTCACGGGCTGGTCGATCATCTGGGCATCAGTCAGGTAGCCCAGGTTCGGTTCAACGTTTTCAAGTGCTCTGCGCTGGAGGAAAGATTCCAGCAGAGTCGGCGCAATGCCAGAAGAATAGGAATAATTCATGATTCAACGCTCCTTACTTTAATGTAATTCGCGCCCCCTCATCAATTCGCTTCATGAGCCTTTTGAATTGAGCATCGCTCATCTGGTCAATGGCATTCGGTGTTTGTCCGGAAGCTCCGTTTGGGGAGCGCATGGGTGCGGGAGGTTTCCTCCCTGTTTTCTGTGCTTTCGCCATCTCGGCGACATCCTCAAAATCCATCTCGCCCTTCATGATCTTGTCGCGGATTTCGTCATCGCCTGTCATGATGTCGATCACATCGATCCCCGTCCGGGCCTTGATCTTGTCTGCCTGCCTCGCAAGCATATTGATATGTGCCTCTTGCGCGGGGTTCGATTTCGGAGCATACTTGCCTTTATCGTCCCTGGGCTGCGGAGCCGGTTCTTCCGTAGCTGGCTGTCCCTGTTTCAGCCGAAGGTATTCCTTCGCCCGGTCAAGGGATTTGAACTCTCCCTGACGGACAAGGTCCTTGGCTTCATCCTCCAGGAGTCTCTCCCGGAACGGGGCCATCTGTTTCTCAAACTCAGCCTGCATCTCTGCCCTGGTTTCCGCGATGGCTTTCTGCACCGCCTTGTCAATCCGCTTCTTCACATACCCAGGTTCAGCCGTGGTACCTTCAGCCTTCTTGGGCTGCTCTTCAGCGGGTTCCTCTTCGGAATCCTCAATGGCTTCCTCCAGAGGCTCTTCCGATACCTCTACCTCTTCCTCCAGGCCTTCCGGTAAATCTTCCAGTTCGGTCTGTTCGGCATCGGACATGGTTTCGTTGTATTCCATTCGGAATCTCCTTTCGCGCCTGCCGCAAATCACGGCTGCGTGTTTTATATGCAAAAACCCCGCAAATCACGGGGCTTTTGTCACATTATGTAGGCAGCTCTGCCCCTGTGGGCAGACCCATTGTATTCTGGTTCCCGGTCACGAGCGGACTCTGCTGTGCGTTCGGAAGTTTCTGCGGATTCCCGCGCCTCGCGCTCATGGTAGTCAGCGCATCCGTTGTCTGGGCAACCGTGTTCTTCAGATTCTGGTTCTCCTGTGCCATCTGCTCCATCTGCTGGGTCATCTGCTCCAGTTGCTGCTGTAAAGCCTGCATCTGCTCGGCGTAGTGTTCGCTAGCCAGGATCACCGGCAGGATCTTGTCCTTGCCGTCAAGGTTAAGAATACGGAACAGATCGCTCAGGTGCATCGGATTCTCCGTCTGTGCCGCCATCGTGAAGGTCTCCAGGAACATCTGGTTCTGGTTCGCGATCCGCTGGGGATCACGGCTGGATACCTCGATCTGTACGGTGTACGGAGGAGGATTCACCGCGCCCTTGGTCTTCCGTCCGAAGAGCTTCACCGGGTCAACCTTCACCTGTTTCATAATGCCTTCCCCGGCGATCATCACGGTCCGCTTCTCGTCATAGAACTGAGCCATCAGCCAGACGATCTGTTCGACCATCTTCTTGAAGCCGTACTTCAGTTGCTCGGTCCGCATGGAGGCGACCTTGCCACCAGCCTGGATCAGCGAGTTGATCGCCTTACCGCTGACAATGCCTCCGGTTGTTTCACCACGGGTGAACTGGTTTGCGCCGCTGTCAGCCTTCAGATCGTTCTGCATCATCGCCATAAGCTGGGTGATGGTTCCGTTGTACGGCTGGTTCTCCATCCATATGATGCTGTCTTTCTGGATGCTGTCGCCTTCGATGACATCGTTCTCCCAGTCCATCAGGGCTTCCTTGTCAATACCGGATGACTTCTTCACCAGCAGCCGTCCCTTGGACGATCTCCGGGCGTTCATGTCGGCATAGGAGGCGTACCTGTTGATGTAGCGCATCATCGGAGCCAGCTCCCGGACAAGCCCATGCCCCGCAAGGCTGCCTTCCAGGGTGTCATGCACATCGATCACAAACGGGTACATCCCGTGGGCATATACATCCGTCTGGACCTCAAGCAAGGCATTCCCGGCGGCATAGGCAACGTTCACACTGTACCGCTTTGTGCTGGCGTTGTAGGTCCTCCACCAGTACTCGATCAGCATGGCCCGTTTCTCATCGTCCTGATGCTCGGCATCCTCCTGCCCCTGGGTCTTGCCCACATCGTTGTGCGTTCCGTGTTCATCGTCAACATACTTGCCTTCCTTGGGCCAGTGTTCCTTGAACCAGGAAAGCGGATGCCAGCTTACCTTCATCACCGCTCGGCAGTCCTGGATGTCCTCTGCCGTGGGGTCCCACAGGAAGGCTTCGATGGGCCAGCGGATCAGGGCAATGTCGCCCTTCCCGTATGCCATGTCCGGGTCCCAGGCAATCTGCATGACTGCCGTCCCCGTCCCGTAGAAGTCCTCACACCGCCGGTAGTGAAGCTGTTCAAAATCATTCGCGCAGTAGACAACGTAATGCACCAGGTCCTGGATCGCATCCGCTTCGCCTTGCATCTCTTCCGTCTCTGGCAGGAGCTTCGCCTCTGGCATACTCAGCATCTGGTCGGCAACCACGTTGTTTATGGTTGACTTCAGAGTCTGTAGCTGGAGTGTTTTCTTGCCGTTCACGGTGAGTGTCCGTGCGTTGTCCTGTTTCGGATCTTCCATGTGCAGGATCTGCCTGCACTCCATTGCTTCTGCATGGAACGGGCTGTTCAACTGCTGGAAGATGTCGAGCCGCTCATAGATCGTGTCAAGCAATGCCTGGTCTTTCTCGTCAAGCTCCTGTTCATCCATGAACACTTCAAACTCGTCCGGATCAGGCACACCCTTGTACATATCACTCATAAAATCACCTCGTATCATTAAGGGGGGGGGAGGACCTAAGATAAAATTTCCAGGAGAGCGACCTCCGTTCTTTATTTTATTTTTGCACGAGGCCCCCCGCCCTTAATTTTCATCAAACGGGCTGTACGGTTTCGGTTTCTGCCGTTCCTTCTTCTTCGCCTGGAGCGGATGCTCCATCAGGAAATACCGGGTCGCATCATAGTCATGGTCTTCGGCATCGGTGTCGATGTCCTCATGTTTCCTTGCCCCTGTCTTCTTGGTGGAGTACGGAAGGTTCGGAACCGTCCGTATCCAGTCATCACAGGTGGAGAAGATGTACATCTTCGGATGCCCGGTTTCATCGAACCGGAGTCTCTCGTGGACTTCCATCTTTCCGGACAACCGGGTATTGTCGGCAGGATCAAAAACAATCCCGCGGGCGCGACCGTAGAATCCGGGAGCCATCTTGTCGGCAATGCTCTCCCCGTGTGATCTGTCGAATATTGAAGGGTCGGCAACCCGCAGGATCTTGATATTCTTTTCGGCTTCTTCCTGTTCGCGTTCCAGGATACCGTCCATGATTTGTTGGGGCGTAAGCTCCAGCCCGGTGTCCGCTTTCTTCGGCACACAACCGTACCACTCTTTGTACAGGTACGCGATGCCTCCGGTTCCGCTGGTTCCGGGGGACATTGCCCACCATTGGCAGGCAAACGGATCACTGTATCCCCAGTCAAAGCTGAAGTACCTGGGCCAGTCATCCGGAATGGGGAACGGTTCGACAACATGAGTCCACAGCCGATCCCTGTAGTGGGACGGGTCATTCACGAACTCCTTGAAGACCTGTCCTTCAAAGCTGTCCCAGTCTCCGTTCAGCAATGCCCTTCTCAGGGCTTCCGGTTTCTGTTCAAGCTCGAAGATGTAGTCATCCGTGATGAACGGATTCTCCGTTGCCAGCGCGGGGATGTACTGTGTCCTGACGATCTTCGTCTTATGCAACGCCTCGGAATAGATCTTCTGTGTTTGGATCGACATATATGGACCGGCATCCACGAACATCTTCTTGACCCATGAGTGACCGATGTCGCCTGGGTTGCTTGCAGAACGGACAATCGGTACAACGCCCAGGGACTTCTTGGCGCGTAAGCGCGTTTTGATGAAGTCATATATCTCCTGTTCAAAGCTGGTCAGTTCGTCAAAGTACAGGTACTGGATTTCCATACCACGGTACTTGTTCTTGTCCGCTACATTCTCGCAGTGACGGAACAGGATCTTGCTGCCGTTGATGAGCCGGTACTCATAGTTCCCGGCAACATACTTCGCAATCTCGGAAGGATAGCTCTCCATCGCTTCCTTGATGTCCGTGTCCTTCAGTTCCTGATATGTCCTGCGGAAAATCACCGCCGTGGTTCCCGGATTCTGCAAACAACGGAACAACGCATCCATCACAAGGGCCTTTGTTTTGCCCCCGCCTGCCGCGCCTCCGTACAGAATCTCATTCGCCTTGCTGGCATGGAACATCGCTTGCTTCGGCGTAGGCTTGTACGCTATCACTACGTTCCCCACAACAGGTCCTCCCTGTTCAAAATCAAAAATCGGATCTGCGGTTAAATCAACTGAAAAGCACGGCGAAAGGAGGTGTTATGCCCAATGAAGAAACTTCCCGCAGATCCTTGAACAGCACATCACCGGGGTCTTGTCTCAGCGTTCGGTGTGTGCAGTGTTCCAAATTTTGCCCCCACCACCAAGAGACACGGTACGTCCAGGTATTCGCTCTAAAGTGCGGAGCAGTGCGCGGAGTCCCAACCACGATTCGGCCCCCCGGTCCCTGGACCGGACCCCCTACCCCCGGTTTCGGTTCCGGGCTGGTCTGCTCTGCCTTGGCTGCCGGTTCCCTGTCCTGCCCTGACCGTCCTGTGGTGGTGCTGGCTCCCAGTATAATTTCCGGTCTCTGCTCTGACCGTTCCGGACCGTTTCCTGCTCCCAGCAAATAACCGGAAAACCTGTGGATTATTCACTGAATCCTGCATAAACGGTGGATGAATGCATAAGCTCTGTTACCAATAACTGGTAATATCGGCTACATCCCTTGATTCTACTGCATTCTTCCCTTGTTTCATACTATTCGCTAAACTATTGTTTCACGAAGAGTGTCACTCTTCCTGGTCCGGAGAGCCGATCTCCGGAAGGCCTTCAATCTGGACATGGACTGTCCGGTCATCCTCTCCGTAGATCTGGCCTTTGCCATAGTTCAGCAGGTCCATAGCAGCCTTGTTCCGGAGCCATCCTTCCTCGTTCCGCATCTGGTTCCGGATCACACTGATGGCCTCACTGGAGCAGGCCTGGAGGACCTTCCGGACCTCATCCTTCCATACGCTGTCAAACTCTGGCAGCTTTCTCCATCGGCACATCTGGACTGTTGCATTGTTGACCAACCGAGGATCAGCGGTTGCAATGTCCAGATCAAATACCTCTTTTAGGATCGCTTCTCTGCTCTCTGCTCTGGCACTCATCCGGATGAATAGCTCCTGCTTGGCGTTCAATGGCAGTCTCTCTCTCGGCATTGTCTCGCCTCCTCTCGCCCCGCCAGGGGTATTACTCTCGATTACGTTTACGCCTCTCTGTTTTGCTGGGTGATTAGCTCAGAGAGAATAAAGCACTGGTTCTTTTCAGTATTTGCACAGTGAAGCTGTAATGATTGGATAAAGAAAAAGCACTGAGAGGTGATTATCTCAGTGCTGGGTGATGTGTTTTTCCCTGTGCTTTATCCTATACTTTTCCCACTATAGCAGATTATAGTGTCAAGTACTTGCAGTTGTCAATATTTTTCTTGCAGTTTGGCTGGTGTTTCTGGTTCCTGGTGCTGGCCCAGGATAAATTTTTTTGAGAATTTTTTTCGGATTTCCTGCCTGCTTTGCCTGGTCGGCGACCTTCCCGGCCTTATGTGGCCTTGCTTTATGGGCTGTCTTGCCTGTCGAAAACTTTTTTTATTTTGGGTGTTGACAGGGTACTCACCCTGTGGTATTCTATCACCGTCGACAGGGTACTTACCCCACAACCGCCGACAGACAGAGGAGGAACAGAAAATGGTTAAGCTTCACAGAATGACCTGGCGCGAGTTCAGCAAGCATAACAGCGCAGCGATCGGTCACATGGGTAATCCGGATCAGGTGATCCCAGAGACCTACTGGTTCGAGCAGGATGGCGAGTGGTTCTCAGTAGAGAAGGGCGCGATCGGCTGGAACATCTACGATGAAGGTTGGCACAACGTTGGATTCTGCGAGACCCTGAGCGAACTCAGGAAGCATGGAATATGAGAGGAGGAACAAAACAATGAAGTACACCAAGAAGATGATCAGTGAAGCACCGCGATTCGCGGTAGGCATCGACTACAAGGCCAGCTACAAGCCATTGACGATCCAGGTAGAGATGATCAATGCCAAGGACATCTACGAAGCGATTGAGAAGTGCAATGAACTGTACGATGAAAAGACGGTCTGGTGCTTAAACCTCTATGAGAAAACCGACCGGATCGAGGATGACTGCATCATGTATGACGAGAGGATGCAGAGCGACCACAAAGGACTCTGGCATCTGATCAGCAGGAACGATTTCCATGTGGCCTACAACCCAACCTGGAGCGACAGCGAAGGAGTCCTTTGCTAAACCAACCAAACCAGCCACTGGCTGGCTGGCTCCAGGGCCTCCACCGGAGACCTTGGAACCAGCAAAGCTGGAAAACGAAATGAGGAGGAACAGAACATGAAAACCACTATAAAGTGCATGAAGTACGATCCGAGTGATGAACCGTTCCTGGTGTTCGAAGCAGAGACAGCCGAGGAAATGATCGCAAAGCTGGCTGAAATAAGCTGGATCGATCTCCCCAATGATATCTGGGTAAAGATCGGTAGCGAAAATTGCCTGATGTACGACCCCATGTTGGATATGTTCAAAGATTGGAACGGTATTCGCTGGGTAAACATCAGCAACGAAAGAGTAATCTACTACTTCGCTCGATAAGAAGGAGGAACTAAACATGGCAGGCATTGCAATGACAGCAGCAGAGAAGGCCAGAGTTTTTCTGGCAGCAAGAGACACCAGGGACCTTATCCATGACTTGGAAATGTCCGGTATCATGTTTGATTCTAACCCGGCTAAATTCGAACATATGCCCACAGTCAGGGGATGGATCTTAGATGAGCTTGAACGCAGGAATCCGGAAGCATTCAACGCATGGCTTGAACAGGATTATCCAGAAGACCTCGACCTTCTGAAATTCTTCTTCCCCGCTAAATGATCTGATCCTGGGAACCGGAACCAGAACCCCAGGAAACTGGTTCCGGATTCCAGCACCAGAAGCTGGAGAAAGAGAGGAACGAAACCATGAGAGCTTTCTACACTGACTTCTACGGATGCAAAGCAAACCTGTGCAAAATGTTGCATTCAGAAGAAACCCGCTTGACAATCTACGATCCGCACGGAAACATCATCCACCGGAAATACTACAAAACCTGGCGCGGGGCCAAGATCGCAATGGGAAAACTCGGAGACTGCTGGACAAATGATCTGCTGAAACACTAAGAGGAGGAACAAAACAATGACGAACCACAGACTGATCGCATCCGGAACGAACGGAAGCACACAGATTTTCCTGGATCGCTGGGATTATGAGACCTACACAGTTTCCATCCATTATGGAGACGGTCGCGAAACATCCCATGAGGATTTTGATACAATGACCAGTGCTTGCTACAGATTTTTCCATGCCTGCCGCGAGAACGGAATCGAACCGAAGAAGGCTTGACAACCTGGGTATACTGATAAAGGGGTGAGTACATGGGAACGCCAGCATATGACAAAAGCAACACAAGGCGAATCAATCTGAAGCTCAACAACAAGACTGATGCAGACATCATCGCACAGCTTGAGAGGCTAAAAGAAACCGAAGGAATCCAAGGATATCTGAAACGCTTGATCCGTGAAGACATGAAGAAGACCGCTCATTCCTGAGCGGCCTTTTCCTTTTCCTGTTCATTCATGATTTTCTGTGCTGCAACCAGTGCCCAACCATGTGATCGATAAATACTGTTAGGGTCATTATATTCCAGTTCATCGCTGATCCATCGGAAGCTCTTTCCCAAGATATACCGATAACTGAGGATCTTTCTGTATTTCTCCTGTGGCACTTTTTTTATGATGGCCTCTGCGCGGCTTATAATAGCCATAAAATCGCGCCTGGCATCGAGAAGGTCTCTCAGTGCATCCACCGCCCCACAGGCGGCTAATTCGACCCGTGAGGAGCTTCTATGAGCGTTCCCAGTACCGGAGACAATCCCGCCAGACGAAAAACCGAGTTCCTCGTAGTGTTCCAACTTGGCATTGACGAGCTTCAGTTCACTCTCCGCTCTCCGGACCTGTCTGAAGAATTCCTTTGCCGTCATCTCCAGCACTCCCTTCTTCCGGATCAGAAACCGGAGGATTATCCATCAACCACCATTCACCGCATCCGGTCCCATGTTCCGGTCTGTCGCACTCTCCCAGGCGGTTTTCCTCGCAGTAATCGCAGAAACTGCACTGTCCTGCAATCACGCCATCAATAACCTGGTTATATGCTTTGATGTCTCTGGCTGCTCTCATGTTCCAGTCTTCCAGTTCCTCGATCCGTTTAGTTGCTGCCCGCAGGCTCTGTTTTGCGTTCATTCTTCTTCCTTCCTTTCCCCGTCAGCACAGAACCAATCGTCCGGTCTTGGTAATTGCCATTGAATATCGTTACCGCAATCACACTTTCTATCCTCTGGGCCACGGTGCTTGCAATCCTTGCAAAAAACAACATCTGGTTGGTCTTGCAATAGTATTAACGCATCGACAAGGGCAGAAGTGATTCGGTCAAATTCTTTAAGTGTTTTCTTCCTGTCAGGCATCGTCCGTTCTCCTTTCCCCGTCAGCACAGAACCAATCGTCACGAGGATTTGCTCCAATACAGTAGATAATACAAGCCGTTGTGTTCTTTCTCTTGCAATCCTTGCACCGGACTACCGCTTCCTGCTCTTTCAGCAGGGCAATGGCATCAGCTTTATTCTGCTCCCATTCTTTTTCGTTAAAATCATCTGTGCCAATAAAATCGCTGTGGACTAAATCAAAAGCTTCTTCAACCGCTTTGATAACCTTCTCAATATCAGCCATCATCAAACCTCCGTTCACCATAATTGCAGAATCCATCATTGAAAACATCAATACCATCTTCATTCCACAAAAAGCATCTGCGCTTATCTCCATACCAAAGCTCAGAATTCTTGCAATCCTTGCACCGGATAATTTCATCGTCCCTATGTTCATATCCGGTTTCATGGCCCTTTTGAAATGCTTCCCTATATCGCGCGGAATCTTGTTTCAGTGCCTCCAGCAGTTTTTCTTTGTCCACTTCAATGCTGGCCTTCTGCACCGCTTTCCAGCAAGCATCATCAACCTTCTTCGCTATCTCTAATGCGATATCATTAACAATCAACCTAAAGGGCGAATCATATTCCGGATGTTTCGCATTCATTCTGCTTTCCTCCCTTCGATTCTCCGAAACACTTCCAGGCTCCGGTCACTTCATAGGTTCCGTCTTCGCCACTTGGAATCAGTTTGAATATCAGATTGATATCTCCCTTGGGAATAACTGACTTGTGCAACTGTTCCATTAACCGTTTTGCTGTCTCTGCCAAACACGCAATAAACCATTCCTCTGACAACTGTCCCATAGAAACCCATGCACCGAACATTTTGTATTCCTTGGGCCAGTCAAACGGGTTAATCTCCCTGTCCATTGCTCTGTTCCTCTCTTAGCTTTTTTCTCCAGTAATCAATTTTACTGGCACTCTCGCCAAGCAATCTGGCAATCTCTGCTGTATTCAATCCATCGCGGATTGCCTGTAAAATCTTCTCCCGTCTTTCGATCTTGTTCCCGTGGGTATCATTCCATTTCCTGTAACACCGCCAGGAACACATCCATAGCTGGCGGTTTCCGCTGTACCGGACATACTGCCATTGGTCATTGGGTCGAATGAACGTTTTCCCGCAGACCGGGCATTCATGTTCCGAACCGAAAAACCCATAACTCAGAAGGGCCTTGTTCCGCTTCATCCGAACTCACCAGCTTCCCGTGCTCTCCGCATCTCGGCAGCCAGCCTTGCCATATCATCCTGCGGAACATCATCATAGTTCCTCTGCTCAAAATCCTGGGCAGGCAGAACACGCTTTACCGAAGCCTTCCCGGAAACAGGTTCAGCTTTCCTGATTTCGTCTTCCCATCTTCGACCATTCAACCAGGTTGAAGGATGAGGAATAAATCGTCCGTTCTCCCGTTTCCACTCATCGCTGGCGATCCATTTCTTCAGACCGGCCATGATCTGGATCATCATCTGTTCATCAGGCTTCAGTTTCCTCCAGGCCTTCAGTGCATCCTGCTTTGCAACCTTGTTCGGATACTGTCTCCAAAACACATCAAAATCGAAGTCATCATCCTGCTGTGTCTCCCGCGCCCGCGTTGGATTCGGATTCGGATTCGGATTCGGATTACGAATAGGATTGGATTGGATTGGATTACGGGGACATATGCTATCATCTGATATCATTTGATTGCATCTGCTATCATATGCAGGAAACTTGCTTCTTTTGGCTCTTATCTGCTGATGACGATCCCAGGTTTTCATCTGGAGGAATGCATGACCATCCACCTCATACAGGACGATCAGATCGGCAGCCTGCAATGCTTTCAGAGCTTCTGTAACATGACCTGTATTCAAATTGCGGAGAGGATATAGCTTAGAAGCCAGAATCTTCGGCCTGGCATCAAACCTTCCGTAATCGTCACAGTTCACCATCAATCTGTAGAAGAACGATTCCTGGAATGGAGTAAGCTGGTCGATATTCTCGCTGGTACAGATACTCTCTTTAAGTATCCTGTTCGGCATCAAAATCATCCTCCATTCCATAATAGTCTTTCAGATTGTCTATGTATATTGCTATCGGAATCCATAAGGCCTTACTTATTTCTGTTGCGATTATTTCGTCAGAATAATCATCACAGTCATTCAGTGCGAGTTCTACGGCATCATTCAATGAGTCAATTTCCTCATCCGTCATCAGTTCCGTAATGAAACCGCGTTCCATAAGCATCGGAGTATCATCCATATCATCACACCGCCAGTCTGTCAAAATCAACCATCAAGCTGACAATCAGAGAACCAGCCATATCCACATGGCATGGAAGGTATTTGCCAAGCAGGCCCTTCGGGAAGCCTTCCTCCAGGAAACTGTTCACAGCCGTCCTGGTTTCGATCCGTTTCGCATTCTTCGTTTCGCAGACCGGAGACAGTTTCCACGGCCCGCCAGGTGTAAACACCAGTGTTTTGTTCGGAACATCAATACTGATGCTGCACGTTTCATGCTCTCCCCAGGTTTTCATGGCTTCTCCGTTGATATAGATCAATCTGGCAGCAACACGGACATAGGATGTCATTCCAGCCGGTTTGCTATGCCGTTGTTTTTTCGGTTCAACGATTTTAAACATTATGTTCGTTCTCCTTTCACCAGTCAATCCAATTGCTTTTGTTCTTCAGCAAATATTGTTTATGTTCAGGAGACCAAGGCTCGGAAAGCATTCGTGCTTCTTGGACATAAGGCCACATCTCATCAATCTTTGTCAGCATCTCTTTCTTTAGTTCCTTGTCTTCTGATAACCCAATTGCTGCATAAACCCAAAGAGGAACCTTACGCATCCATTCATCAAAAGAGATATCCTGGCATTCCCGCTTATGCCATTCTGCATGGCATTCATAGCAAAGGGTTACAAGATTGCTTTCTTCATTGCTACCGCCATCGATCAGGGCCTTCTTATGATGCACCTCCATAATCGAATTGCCCCACGGATGAAACCTCATACACTTTTGACATTGTGGTGTATGCGTTTGTTTGTACCTTGGCTTTACCTGTGAGTTGAATTGCCTTCTCAACTCCAGATTGTCGATTGTATTGTTTGTCATGTTCGTTCTCCTCTTAAATACTCCATCAATACTCTTCCTGTGCTTCTTCCGTCACAGAAGTCAAATTTCACCCCGTACCGTTCAGTCATTGTTTGCATAACCCTTTTTAGCGTTGAAGGGCTGAACAGGTATTTCGGTTGCCCGTACCTGTCCACGGGGGAAACCCAGTTGTCCAGGTCTCCTCCGGGCGGTACTTCCTCAATCAGCACGATCAGCTTGATCCCGCTATCCTTCGCCTGCTGGCACTCAGCCCGGAACCGCTCATGACTCTGGAAACAATTCTGGGCAATCTCAGCGATTGATGCCTTGGTATCCACTGAGATTCCCCCGCCGCCTGCACCTGACAGCATATAGTCTCCGACCAGGAGCCGTACACGGACAATCCGGATGCCTTCCTTCTCACAGTAAGCCCAGATATTCTTGTGCTTGCCGATCTGGTTCCGAGTGTCCTCCAGCAGTGTCAGAACGGTTGGTCCCAGGGCAGGCTCTCTGTCTGTACCATCTGCATCCCGCTCCTCTGGTCCACCATCGGAGCAGGCGTAGGGTCCGCATCATCATCCCTGTGTTTCGGAGGCAGTGTAGCGACCTTGCCTTCCCGGACATCATCCACGATCTCAAAACGGACCGGCTTCGTGAACGTGCTGCCGTTGTAGCTGTCTTCCTGTACGCTGATACCGATCAGCTTGAACTGGAGCTTCTGCTCATCGCCATCCCACTGGAATCCAGGGTTGCTGCGTTCAAACCGTCCGATCATGTCATTGAATCGGCTGATATCACTTTCCGGATATCGGGCATTCTTGTTCTCCGGATTCGGAATGCGTAAGCGAATGATCCCCTTGTAAGTGATCTTGTAATTGCTTCCGCGTTCCGTCTGGGCGCGGTATTTGTTCATGTAGAAGTCAGTGTATTCACCTTCGGCGATGTCCAGGAAAATGACCAACTGCTGGTCAGGCTCTTTGCCGTCAATCTGGACCTTCAGCACCTTCGCCACATAGGCTCCAGCCGGTAACTGTTTCGGTACTCCCTGTTTGATCTCTGCTTTCATCCCGTTGTACTGAATCATTTTGTTTTCCTCACTTTCTTATGTTCCATAATCGCTTATATTGGTGGTATAATTACATTGTTCGCCGAACATGATTTTCGTGTTCTGCTCTGAGCGTGTCACATTGATGCGCTCTTTTCTGTTGCTTTTAAAGCGGCAAATTAGTACAAGCGTTTATTGCTTTTTCTAACTCATCTGCTCTGACAACTGCCCACGAGTCGCCTATTGATATCCGCACTTGATTGCTTAATGTTCCATCGTCTTCAATAATCACTCTCGGATTATCAATAGGACTTTTGTCTCTTTTAAAATCAAGCAATTCACATTTAACGTTCATAATCCACCTCGTTTATTTCGTCATTTAAGCGACTCTAAAACCTGGTCCATCTTGTATGGGATATCGTCATCCAATAGCTGTATAAGCTCGTCAATCGGTTTATCTTTCCCGTATTCTTCTGCCCTATTCGCTGCCCGGATCAAATGCTGTACCGCTTTTCCGATCAATCCTTTTGCAAGGGCAAACTCATCTTTGATATCACTGAGCGGGAATTCATCGTCTCCATATGGCGGCATACCTTTTGTTTCCGCTTCTGCAATCCACGGTGCATCGGGTAGTTTTTCCATTGCCTTCATCTCCGTTCTGCTCATATATACCGTAGGGTTATGCGGTCCATCCCAGGCATCATCATTCATGGGGGAATTGTCCTCATCGTTATAAATGTATGGCATATCACACCTCCCACGGCATTTTTCCGGTATCAACCGTCTGCGCTTCCTTGGGCAGTGTCTTCCTTGCCTCCACTTTCCCGTCATCCTTCATCGGTGGATTGACATCTTCTTCCTTTGCCTTCTCTTCCTTTTTGCTTTCCGGAAGGTCTTCCCCGGCATAGATGTACAGTCCCAGACCGTGACGGGCTGCCGCCTTGGTCAGGCTCCTCTGAATCGCCTTGTTCACATCTGTGCTGGTCAGCTTCTCCAGCAGGATCGCCTGGTTCCGGAAATCCATCACAGGGAGCATCTCGATATGCTCCAGTCCGTTGATGGTCATCCCAGTTTTCACCCAGCACGTTTTCCCATCGGTGAAATAATTGACCGGGCCATATGGAGTCTCTCTCTCATAGACCGTATAGGTTGCTTCCGGAGCGACCTTCTTGATCTCTCCCCAAGCCCATGCCCAGGACAAGTAGGTAAGTCCGTTTTTCTGCTCTGTTTTCTCGCTTACATCAATGTCATTTAGTATCTGGAAGATGCTCTTCTTTGCTTCTGCCATTTTCTTTCTCCTCTTTCAATGTCTTCAGTGCTTTTTTCGCCCAGCTAATCCGGTCTTCACAGTCAACTATCTTCCTGCTGTAATCGGTGATTGCCTCACGTTCCTCCCGGATAAACCGTTCAGTCGCTTCAATCAATGCATCAATATCGCCCATCACTTACCTCCCCATATTCCGTTGTACCCGGCTCCGGTCCATTCGATCCCGGCATTCGCCATAGGTATCTCAACATCCACCTTCCACCTGGGAGTGTTGTCCTCTCGCAGGCAGATCCACAGACCGTTGGCAATTGTCACAAGCACCGCCACAGTCAGTGCTATCTTTTTCCAAGGATTCATGCTATAATTGTTTCGCATTATGTGACCTCCATTGTGATGTCATGTTCTGTTCCTCCCCGCCTGTGATGCACCGCAGGCGGGTTTCTTTATCCTCCGATCATCCTGATAACAGGCTGTTTCCATATCCGGAGATTCCTTCCGCGCCAGAAATGCGGAATGTCCAGTTTGCCGTTCTTGGCAGCGATGTTGTAGCTGTACGGATCGCCTCCTGCCACAACCGCAAGCACCTGTGGGCTGATCGTTTCACTCGGCAAACTTTCCAGCCACGCGATCTTTTCCTCTCGACTCATGCTTTCCATCGCTCTCCCCCAGGTTGATTCCCTTAATCATGTTGAGAAAGTTAATCATCTTGCCGATCACTTCAGCCAGGTCCCGACCTTCAAACTCCAGGCTCACGCGGTCACTGTTCATTTTTGCTCCTCCTCTCCAAACAGATCATCCATGCGGTCCTTCCGGAGCTCGGCTTCGTCTGCCTCAATCGCTCTGCGTTCTTCCGCAAGCTCTGCCGCTTCCAGGTCTTCCTCAAACTCATGGACAATCGCCATGATGATGTTCAACTTGGCAACATCGTTGGTCTTCGGATCACGCACGATCTTCCTGATGCTCTGCATCGCGACTTTGTAGCCGATGTTTTTCATCTCGGCGCGGTAAGGGGTCTCTACAGGTTTTGTCATGGTTGTTCCTCCTCTTGTTGTCTACATTGTAGCATAGTGCGGAAAAAAAACAGTCATAAAGGTGCTTGCATCATGAATCCCAAAGTGTTCAGCAAACTTTTCCATGTCATCAGCTGACATTCTGTGAGTCCCTTTGACGATCTTGGTAGCCTTTTGTCTGCCCCATTTCATCGCATTAGCAAACTCAGAAATGCTGGAATAACGGGAAAATACAAGCCCACGGATTGAGTTTGGCATATTCTCACCTCCTTTCCATAAAACCTACAGATTGTTGTCTACTTTGTAGCCAAACACAAGATAGCACATCTCATTTCCGTTGTCAATCACTTTGTAGACAAAAATTTGCATTTTGTTTGACAATGTGTACAATTTCCTATATGATGTCCTCGGAGGTAATGAAAATGGAAACAAACTACACAGGGCTGAAAGTGGCGACATTCAGAGAACGATTCTCAGAATTATGTGACAGTGATCCGCATAATGCCAGTGCGATTGCTGAAGCTCTTCATGTCTCCAGACAGACAGTCAGTGCATGGAAAAGCGGATTCCGTTCTCCGAAGGAACCAACAATCATAGCGATTGCCCATCACTTTCATGTCACTGTACCCTGGCTGATGGGTTTTGATGTCGAAAGGCAGGAAAATGAAACACCTGCTCTGGCAATATTTCCTGATTCAAAAGGCTTCGGAAAGATCCTGGCTTATATGTCAAACTACTGTTTTGAGGATTACAAGACCGTTGTGGACATCCTTAACAGAACCTATGAAAAGATGAGGAAAGAAGGAATTGACCTATGATCCGTTACAGACCGCGCCGCGCTAATCTGTCCGCAGAAGTAAAAGACGAACAAATATTTGAATCTCTCAATGAAATGTTCGGATATTTGTTCGACCATTGGAACCGGATTTTTTCTTTCATCGGATCATACCCGGTAAACAGGTCGGATATCCTGCTTGATGCAAACTATCATGTTTTCATGAACCGGAAGGACAAGTCGGTCTGCATCGGAGTGTATGAAGAATGAGAACCAGGGCAAACGGAACCGGCTCTGTATACAAAAGAAAAGACCGTCCGGGCTGGACGGCACAGGTTGTGATCGGTTTCTATGATGACGGCAGACCGCGCTATATCCGGAAGGGCGGTTTCAAAACCAAGACGGATGCCATCAAAGCTCTGCCTGATCTGAAAACAGAAACACGGAAAAGCCTGCCGACAGTATCATACTACTATTCAGTTTTCTGCAAAGGGCGCGGAACGAAGATATCCAATGACAAGCGCAGAGCTTATGAGATCGCCTACAACCGTCTGAAAGATTACCATGATACGCCTGTCAATGAACTGAAGGTTTCCGATATGCAGGAAATCATAAACACATCCTGCAAGACATTCTATCCTGCCAGGGATTTTCGCGGCCTTCTCAGGCACATTCTCCGCAGAGCAGCCGCTGACGATCTGCCGGTCAATATCACCCTTCCGGACCTTCTGGAACTGCCAAAACTGGTAGAACAGAAACGTGAACCATTCACGGAAGAAGAGCAGATAGCTCTCTGGCTCTCCTACGAGGCCGGGAACGGGCCTGCGGCAGTTCCGCTGATTATGATATACACCGGAATGATGACGGGCGAAATGAGGCTTCTGGAGGCTTCTATGATAGACCTTCAAAACCAGAGAATTTCCGGTGCTGGTCTGAAGACGGAAGAACGCAGGAAAAAGGACATCCTGATTCCGGATGACATCGTGCCGCTCGTCCAGGACCTGATCGACCAGCACCCGGAAGGCAGGATCTTCCCAATGAATGATGAAGATTTCTATAAGATGTACTACAAAGCACTGAAGGATGCTGGAATAACCCGTCACCTCACACCGTATTCCTGCCGTACAACCACAGCAACTACACTGGCAGTTCACCGGAATGTAGCTCCCCAGGTCCTCCAGAGAGTCATGCGCTGGAAGTCCACAAAAGTCATGGACAAGTATGTCAATCCGGACGATTCCGATGCCAGAAAAGCACTCGATAGAATCTAATCGCTACTACTCACCTACTACTCACCAACACCGTTCAAACCATTGATTTTCCTACATTCCTGCTCCCCTGCTAAGGGAGTAGTGTCAGTGATGGCAGCCCGGGTTCAAATCCCGGCTTCTCCGCTCAAACGCCCGTAGATCAACCATCTGCGGGTTTTTTCGTTCTGTTCCGTTATTGACCTTTATTGCTCGTTACTACTCACCGTACTACTCACCGCTACTACTCACCGGATTGTTTTTTTGCACAAAAAAAGGGGGATACCCTGGCCGGGGAATGCTTTCGGCACTTTGGGTATCCCTCCTGTTTTTTACGGATTCGACAGGTTCAGCCAATCAGTATCCAGATCAGATTCGTCATCGTCATCTGTGTTCATCTGCTTTTTCGCCTGACTGTTCCAACTGCTGAATGTCTGCTTAGAGTATCCGATATCCAAGTCATACATGATCGCTTTGATGTTATCCATTACTTCACCATCATCATTTATATAGGCTTCATAGTATATCGGCCTGTAGTAATCAGAAACAACTTCGCGGATCTTTTGCTCGTCAACGTGCATATTCTCCTTCATATCGTAGACCAGAGCCTGAGCCATGTCTATTTCACCGTTTTCAAGGCAATCAGTCAGCTCTACGCTCCTATTGTCAACGTATGTCTTCATGTTGTTGTCGATTGTCTGTTTGATGAGTGAGCCAAGGACATCACCGCTCTTATCGCCTTCCTTCATCCACTTGTCACTCGGCTTGTAATCGGAAACGCTCTGCTTTCCTTTTGCTTGCGCATAATCCCAGGCCATCTCAATCATAGAAGCTTTCGTATCATAGCTTGCCAGCTGATATTCGTCAGTCTGGAACATATCGTTCAGCAGTTTTGTTGCCGTTTCCCCGGTTACGATCTCGAACTGTTCGTATTCCTCATCAGTCAGTCTTACTTGCGTATCGCCGACCTTAAAGGACTGAGGAAGCTTACTCGGAACAATTTTGCTATGATTATCACGCTGTTCAAGAGTCAGATTATCATATACTTCTCTGGTCTGTTCTACAATCGGATTATGCTTGTTAGTCTTGCTGTACCAGGGTGCAAAGAGAGTTTCAAGAGCAGAACCGTTCATTTCTGCTTCACCGAAAACATCACGCCTCGCTATGTTTTTATCGCTCAACCCAGGAAGTTTATTCTGGATTTGCTCGATAGTGCTGTACACCTGATAAGGCTTTGAACCGGTCTGTACATAGTTCTGCCGTCTTACAGGATCAGCAATCCTTGCCACTTGCCCAAACAATGTAGGAACCATGCTGGAACCGTAGTTCAGAAGGACCTTCATTCCAATTTGTGCAGCAGGCTTCATTGGATCGTTTTTATTGACATTGAACAGACTGTTCACACCGTCAAGCATAGACAGATTGAATACAGGTTCAGTGATTCCGGTAATAGCATCCAGGATTGCAGGAATCATTTCCGGATCATCACCATTTTCCTTCAGCAACTGTTTTGCAATCGCAACACCAGTGAAGAACGGCATACTCGCCGGGGCCGCCCAGTCCATCGTATATGTCACATCTTCGCCGAAAAGCTCAACGCCTGCAAGAGAATTTGTGAGAGAATTGAGTGCCTTGCCAAAGTTCACGCCGTACTTCTGTTCGCCTTCAAGCTGCTTCAGACGGTCTTCCGGATCATCATCGTCAAATCCTGCGTTCGCCGCGCCCAAGGCACCAAGAACAGCACCAAGGTACATTACTCCGGTTCCTGTCAGTGTGGAAGCCAGCTTATCAATGAACTGCGCAGGCGTTACCGTTCTGCTGGGAGCAGGAGTGCTGTCCGGATTATTCATGTGACGGACTGTTTCGATCATTGCTTTGATATCCGTACCGACTGATACAAGCCCAAGCGGACTGTATTCAACGCCTCTGCGGAGGATATTGGCAGGAGTCTTTTTGAACGGAACAACCGCATCCACAACAAACTGAAGTGCTTTTGCACCCTTTTCATACTTCGTGCCTTTGCTTTGTTTTGCAAAGTTGCTTAACGCTGATGCAACAGAGTTGGCATCACGGTATGTTGCTTTCTGCGCTTCGTTAATTGCGTAAGCTCTGGCATTTTCAAGCGTTTCCCCGGTCATGTCTGCCGCTGTCAGTTTGTTTGCGGTCATGTATCCGCTCAAAGCACGTTGATAATGTCCTTTGAGGAATACCCAGTCTTCCAGTTCAAGAGCTTTGCCATTGGCATCAACAAGCCATTGCAATCCTTTTCCAAGCGTTCTGGAAAGAATGCCGTCACCCGTACCAAATGCCTTCTGCTTGCGTTTTACAGCATTGCGGTCATCATACTTTGCTTCTCCACGAAGATCGCCTTCAACAATGCTTGCATCCTGTTTTGCGAATGCCCTGGCTTCCTTGCTTGCAAATCCAAGCGTTTTAGTGCGCTGTCCGCGTTTAACGCCTGTGGCAATTTCAAGAGCTGCACCGACCTTGTTTTTCAAACCGACCATCGGTATGAACATCGCATTGCCAACAATATTCCGGATATGCGTTCTGGGATTGCCAAGCATAGAAAGCATTCTCCATGCTGTGATCTTATCCTTCCAGCTTCCGGGAATCTGTTCCGCAAGCTCTTGTGCAGCCTGATTGTATACCATCTCAAAGTCGCCTTCATCTTCTGCAACAGCAATAGCCTCATATAACCAGTGAGAAAATTTCAGTTCGCTCTTATCGATGCCAATGTCTGATGCAGTATCTGCGCGAAGTTTTTCAAGAGCACTTATCCTGCCTTGCGGTGTCATCATGCGGAAAAGCTTTCTGGCCTGCAAAGCGCGGCCCAGGTCAGTTCCTTGCCTCATGAATGCATCTGTCAAAAATGTTTGCGACATGACATCATTTTTCGCTATAGCCATGCCCATCATCGCAACCATTCGCGCCTGACCGTCAGCAGAACGATAATCAAAGTTTGGATCTGTCACAGCCTGCATACCTTCAGCAAATCCATCAGAATTTGATGTTTCTTTTAGGCTTCTGACCCACTTTATTGCTCTTTGAATCTGATCGACATTTGTATCTGGGAAGTATGTATTCTGTGCATTCGCAACTGCTTTGGCAAATCGATCCAATTCATCATTGTCCTTTAGCATACCGCTTTCAGCAGCAAATGCGCGTACAGCAGGCCCAAGAGAAGTTGACATGGTAGGATTGTATCCTTCCAGCGGTGCAGCAGTACCGGCCTCAACTTGTTCGCTTTCAATTTCAGAACGAGTTTTTACAGGAACAGAATCTGTTGTCTCCTGGTTTGATCTGCTTCTTGTAGGTGCAGTGGCAACAATTCCATTATTACCGTCCTCTACCGCTTTTACGATATCTTTAAGAGACAGTCTCCTATGGCCTTTATCATACCAGGATTTTGAGGATTCATCCCATCTCATTCCGATAATCTCCAGATTCTTCCTTACGCCATCACTTGGAGCATTATCAAACTTGATGTATCCATCCCTTGCTGTATACCCAACATGATCGTTTATCATTCCCTTGACGGAGCCAGTTTGTTCTCTACCACTTCTCGTCTTCTTTTTATAGGCATCAATTTCTTCCTGGGTCACAGCTTTGGATCTCTTCAGAAGTTCCAGATCCGCATCCGTCATGTCATCGCCCGTGGTAGAATACCGAATGTCAGGATTGTCTGATTTGAATCGTTCAGTCAGCGAAATAACTTTCCCTTTTTTATCATAGGTAACAGGATCTGCGGATTTTATATTGTTTGAATCAAATACAATATATATATCTCCGTATCCATCACCATGATCCAGCCTTCTGTGAGACCTCCCGCCATCATCATATACGTTGTTTATCTGAACGCTGTCATATTTGTTCTCTTTAGCCCACTGTCCAATCTCCCTTGTGTTTGCAACATCATTACCATTACCTACATCAAACGGAATCTCATCCCATTGATTATCTTTTGCATCAATAATCAGTTGCTTTCCGGGTTTTATATACAATTTATAAATACCTGTTTTCTGCAACTTGTTATATTTCGGTTCAAGCTCTTGTTGCAGTTCTTCCCTTGTTATTGTCTTCTGCCGGTAAGAATCTCCGTACTTTGCACCTTCATACCTCAGTATAAATTCTCCCGGATTTTCCCCGTAATATACTTTTGCTTTTACTTTTTTGCCGTTTTCATCAGTAATAGTACGCAGCCTGTCTTCTGCAAGGTCATACAGTTCATCATCTGTCATTTCAGAAATGGGCTTGTACTGCGAAGCAATGTTTCTAAGTTCAGCTCTTGTCCTTGTGTATGTTCCTGCAAGCGCTTCATCAGAGGCAAGGAAGATAGCACCCTGTCCTTTCCCAATATCAAACTGTGTGAATCCAAAATCATCTGTGCCATGATATGCCGTTTGCGTATATCCTGCGTTATTGGCAGCTTCATCAACAATTTCCTGCGCGGCTTCCATGTCGCCACGTTCAACAGCACTCTGGTATTCTTCCTCTGCTTTCCGAAGCACTTCCATGTCTGCTTCGGTCATCTCATCGCCTGTGGTGGAATACCGGATATCTTTACTGTCTTCGTTGAACCGTTCATAAAGCGGAATAACATTGCCGTCATCGTCATAGGTTACCGGATCAGCAAGCTTCACATCACTGGATCTTGTGGCAAGGTAGCTGTAATTATCCTCACTTTCCTTGTCGCCTTCGTATTCGTTTAGATACTTGATCCCGTCAAAACCGAGTTCATCCATCACATCGGACAGTGCGTTCCAGGATTCATCTCCCTTGATCTCACCGATCTTGATCTTCTTCAGTGTATCGATCTGTTCGTCACTCAGGGAGACATCCGATCCTGTGATATCCACCGGGCCTCTGTAGGCATCCATCGTAGTCTCGCCATTGTTCCTGGCAAGCAGGACATCGGAGATATTGATCGGAGACCAGGTAGTGATATCACCATTGATGACCAGCGGATTATTGATCTTCGCATACAGCCGCATGACATTCTCTCCGACCTTCCGGTCAAAGGTAGGCATATACAGCTTCGCATCTGTCCAGTTTTCATCTTCGTACTGATTCGCAATGTTATCCACATAGCTGGTAACCGCTTCAGTATCACTGATGCTCCCTGTGAAGGCAGGAATGTCCGCGCCGATATCGCTCTTCAGTTCATCCGCACTCTTGATCAGGTTTTCACGCTGTTCTTCGGTCATATCGCCAACAGAATTCCGGATCTTCTTCCATTTGTAGGTCGATTCTTTGGACCGGCCTTCGTACCGCATACGGGCAACCTGTTCTGCCTGTTCTTTGTCTCCAAGATGGATGCCTTCCTGCCCAAGCTGGAACTGATTGAAGTACTCTCCGGTCCCGTGGAAGGTCTCCAGAGTGTACCCGTTATGCTCCGCATAGTAGTCAACATCCTGCTGTGCAGCTTTCATGTCTCCGCGCTTCACAGCACTCTTGTAATCTCTTTCAGTCTGTCGGAGAACTCTCTTATCAGCATCAGTCATGTCTCCGAAAATGCTATTCTTCTCTTCGGAACCGTCATCATACTGGTTATTGATGGATGCTTCTGCCATTTCAATCGCATTCTTCTGTGCAGCGGTATACTCGGCATAATTTGGATTACGCGGATCTTTCGGAGCATATTTCGCCTGGGCGTGTGTCGGCAGATCGCTGTTCTCCAGCTTTCCGGAATCATCCAGGTTTCCGATCTTCGCCTGCGTAACATCGATCACTTGCTGCTGATGATAAGTACCGTCATTGTTGTACATCGGTCTGTCAATCAGCAGCTTCCAGTATCCTTTCTCGTCCTTAAACTGGCTGAAGCGCGGAACAATACCCATTGCTTCGCAGTATTCCGCAAAGCGTTTACCGTTGATGTCTGCGTTTTCTTTTGTGCTTGTGGTATCCCAGTACTCATACGGGAAGATTTGGGAAGCCTGTTCCTTGGACAGCGTAACGCCGTAGCAATCGTCATCCACGCCTTTTTCGGTGAACCGTTTGTACAAGTCTCTTGTGTAGTCATTTGACATCAGCGTTTCGCGCTCTTCCTGTGTTAGTGCTTTCCCGCCTTTTGTCAGCAGTTTCATACGGGCATCCCAGAGTTTTTTCTGGTCTTCCGTTTGTTTCCCTGGAACCGTATATTCAACCGTATTCCCGTTCTCATCCTTGTATTTCTTTACTGTGCCTTTGACCATGTCGGTCTGAGTGGTTGTATAGTCCACGCTGGAATCCAGCTTTTCACCGACAGATTTTATCAGCCCAGCAAGCACATCCTTGCTATTCCCGCTGGCATGCCAGGGAATAATAAAGTCAATGTCTTTATTCGCCATTGCCAACCGGATATGCGTATCGTTCATACCGACAAGAATCATCTGTACATTATTATACTTGTTCTTGTAATCTCTTGCAGTGCTGTAATCCATGCCGGTCACAGGCGAAAAATCCATCACATAGATTTTCCCGTCAACCGTTGATGCTTGTTTCTCTTCATCACTCATCTGAGCGATTTCTTCGGCTGTTGCTTCATGATATCCCTGTCCTCTTCCCATGATTGACAGATTGACATCCGCTCCAACGCTGGCAAAAAAATCAATAGCCTCAGCGACCTTGGTATACATCTGCACCTTACTGCCTGCCGCCTGGAGTTCAAGGAAGCTCATGATGTAGTCAAGACCCCACTCAGGACGGAAGTCACTGGTACTCTGTAGCCGCTGACCACCGACAAGGTTCTGTTTGATTGCCCGGAGCTGCGCCTCACGAAGTTGCTTCTGTGCAGCCTTTTCGTTCATGTTCAGCCAGGGGTTTTTGATTGTACTCTGTCTGTCGCCTTTCTTTTTTACGCCATACAGGATATCTCCGATGGTTTCTCCGCTGTAAGGCATAATCGATTTGCCCATTCCGGCTCCACGCGTTTTTCTGTAATTCCAGTTCTTTTCGTATCCAGCAAACTCTCCGGTCCGGTTCAGATCGAACAGGATTTCATCAGGAGTGAGCTTAAACTTGTCATCCACGACAAACTTTCCGCTCTTTTCCTTTTTACAAAGAGCCTGGGTGATCCAGTTGTATGCACTCACTTCGCCGAGCTGTTTGTCCAGATCGGTCATCTGACTCAGAACACTGTCGATCTCCTTCTGCTTGTCAGCTTTCTCCTCATCAGTCTTCAGACCATACATTTCCTTTTCCAGGGCAATGCGCTTTTCCTCAAGGCTTACAAGCTTGTTCTGGATCTTTGTCTTCTGGTTGTTGATTGCTTTAGCACTTCCGTATTTTTCTTCGGCATTCTTGATATAGGCATCAGCCTTTTCCTGTGTTGCCTTTTTATCGATCTTTCCGTCCTCGCCAAGCACAACATAGTCATGCTGGTACTGGCTCATCTGACCAAGCAGAGAAGGCACACCCATCCACCGGCTGAATACATAGCAGACCGGGCAAGGCACTGAAAGTCCAGCCTTGTTGACCGCATCATATACTTTCATGATGTCTTCACGGGTCAAACCGCCATACTTGCCTTCTGCAACTCTGTCCAACATCACCTGGCTCAGAGTGTCGATAATCGCCTGGGTTTTCGCGCAGACTGTGCCGAAGTCCACCGTAGTCTTGTACTGCGGATCGCTGTTGCTCTTCAGTGCACTGAATGTGGAGGAAAGCGTGGTCGCGCCAATCTCCCAGATCAGATCGCTGTCCTTGTACCGGGCAACCATGTTCATCAAGCCAGCCATCATCTTTGTGGCGGCAACGCGAGGAGAATCAATCTGGTTTCCGTTCTCGTCAACACCGGGCGATACATCGCTCAGACCAGCGTTAATCAGCATGGCAACCGGAGTATTCTGGATCATCTCCGGTGTTACTTTTCGTTTCACACCGTCAATCTCATTGCCGTCTTTGTCGAAAAGCTGTAGTGTCTCAGGATTAAAGGTCATGTTGGTTGCCTGGGCAATCTGCATGATGCTGAACTGACTGCCTTCCGGATGCTCAGAATTCTTCGCAACCTGATCCAGGGCTTTCTGGTACAGGCGTTCTGCTCTCCGCAGATACTCAGCCTTCTCCCGCTCTTCCCCTTTCAGGTTTCCGAAGTAGTTCTTCAGCATCTGGTTTATGTTATGCAGAGCATTTCGGATCTTACCGGCAACACCGGAATCCATCATTCTACGGACAACATCATCCTCCGCAAGATTAAACCTTGCGAAGTCAGCAACAATCTCTTCTTCAGCAGCGGCGATCTGTTCCTCGTGCGTTTTCCCAACAAAGTTCGGATCGTTGGCATCAAGGCGTTCTTGAATAGTGGCATCCACCTTGGCGCGGAATTTGGCATTGCTGTCATACAGGTCAACAGATTTTCCGGTTCCACCGAATACGCTTTCAAGCACAACATCACGGTAAGCCGCATAAGTTCCTGTATTTTTCATCGCATGAGTGATCTCATGCAGAGCAGCCTCGACAAGAGCCTGTCCAAGTGTCATGTTTTTGTTCACGGCAATGTAGGTTTCTCCGGTCTTCTCATCGTGAACATACTTGCCGCGTGTCCAGCCATCAGGCGTGACAGGTCCAAGGTCTACTTGCCTGATCTCAATTCCGAGTTTCCGTTCAAGTGAACCAAGGGCAATCCTACCAAAAGAATTTGATACTGGCTGGGAAAGATCGCGAAGGCTCATCTTTACAGTATCACGGTTCTCCATTGCCTTTTCGGCTCTGTCTATTGCTTCTTCTTCTCTCAGGCCTTCCTTGGCAATGGTCTCCGTAATCATGGCATTCTCTTGATCTTCCTGGGTCTTTCCGGTTTCTTCATCTCTTTCCTGTCTTACCCGGACAAGCTGGTCACGCCTTGTGTTTACCAGGTCATTCAGCTTTGCGATTTCGTCTGCTGTTACCTTTGTGATCTTCCGGTCAAGCTCATAGACATTTGTCTTCTCGCCAGTTTCATTGTCAGTAACAGTTTTCTCTGTGAATCCAAGTGCTTCCAGTTTCCCCCGGACATCATCATCAATGTATTTATCACCGTAGAAGTACAGCTTGCCGTCAACATAGTCGAAATGACTGTTGTTACGATCCCTTGTGATTCCTTCAGTTTCTTCCTCGGTATAAATAGCACCGCTGTCTTCCAAAGCCTTCTTGAACGCAGCTTCCTCGTCTGCTCTCGCCTTGTCTTCCTCCGCAACCATCTGCTCGGCCTGATCCCGGACCTCTGTCATTACCTCGTCCTTGGTCTGCTCGGCTTCCCTGTTCGCGGTCTCATGTTCCTGCTCGGCATTCTTGGAACTCTGCTCGTACTCATCCGTTACCTTGCTCTGGCTGTCCAGTTCGTTTACCGCGTGGGTCAGCCGGTCAGTGTTCTGCTTGCTCGGATTCTGTGCTGCCTCCTGTGCAGCAGACTGTACTGCTTCAGCCTTCGCGCTTTCAACATCACGCTGACTCTGCAAACGCTGAGTAGCCTCATTCTTCTTCCGCTGGGCAGTAGCAACCTTCTGATCCGCAGCATCCAGGCGTTCCTGTACATCGCTCTGGGCGATCACTTTTTTCGCCGCTTCACGAACACGGAATCCATGATTCGCTTCCTGCATTGCGAAATCAGTTTTCGCGCTCTTCATATCCTGCATAGCAGCCTCAGCGATCATGTTTACGCGTTCGCCCCATGTTGACTTCTTATAGGCAGTACTATCCATCACCTGACGGCTCTGGCTTCCATCAACCATCGCATACCGAACGCCAGCGCGGACAAGGTCCAGATCAACACCCTGTGTTCCTGCGCGGGAAACAAAATACTGCATGGCAATCAGGGCATTCCTTGCACCAAGTTTATCAGCCAGCGCGGTCGCGGCCTGCATACCGATAGTTGAATCAGCATCACCAGGCATCTTCAGAACAGAAGCAATCGCAAGGATTTTTGCAGACGGATCTTCGCTATCCATTGCTGTGTCAAGTCCGATCATTGCTGTGTCTGCTCTTTGCTCGTTATCTCTTTCTGCTCCTTCCGGAACACGGATAGCTTCCGGAACAGGAATGGTTTCCGGAGTTACCTTCTTTACGCCTTGCCAAACTTTTTCTCTTGCTGCTCTCTGTGCAGGCGTTTCTTCCGGTTCTTCTTCAACCTGCTCTTCTGCCTGCGCTGTTTCAGCAGGAGTCTCTTCAGTGGTTGCTTCTTCAACAGGCAGTGGCAACTCTTCCGACAGCATATCTTCTGTTTCTGTGGTAGTTGTTGCTGCTGGAGCGGTCTCTTTAGCTGTCGCTTCCGTTTTTGTTTCCGTTTTGGTTTCTGCTTTTGTTTCCGCTTTAGTCTCTGTCTTGGGCGTTGTCTTTTTTTCTTCATAGCTGTAGAACGGTTTCAGATCACGGGTCAATTCCCGTTCTTCCAGTTCCTTTGCGCTATTGAAGTATTTGATATCTCTGTTCCGCAGATCGCGAACCGTTGTCTTGGCATCTCCAATCCTGCGTAGATTGTCCACTTCTTTTGCATAGTGAAGCGTGGACTGCATCTGTCCAAGCCCAAAGGAGACAACATCCATTCCGGGAGACAGGAAAGAAATCAGTGCTGTATGCAATACGCCCTTGAACTCATCCGCAAGAGCCATCGCTTCAGCATCCTCTGGCATATACCCGGCATCAATGTATTCCTGGATTGCTTTGGAACGATTGCTGGCATCACCGGCTATCCATGCATTAAACTCATTCTCAATGATGTCATTCAGACTCTCACCCAGCATTTCGGAAACGCCAGCAGGAATCCGGTCAAGCCAGAACTGCTTCCATGCTCCCAGCGTACCGGCAGACATGGCATTCTTCATGTTGCCCAGTTCAATGCCTTCTGTCACAGACTCAGCAACGAAGTTGACCGCAGCCAGAGCCAGTGCCTGTCCGATACTCAGGTTATTATTGATTGCTTCATCATAGGCTTCGGATGCAGCCGTCAAGGCAATAGGGAACGCATGGACGATTTCGCTTGTCCCTGGAACAAAGCCACCAAATGCCCATCCTGTTACCGCGCTCCGTCCACGGTTGTTTATGATTTCCCAGAAACCAGAGGCAATGTCTCTCATGAAAGGCTGTTTTTCGTAGATCCTATTAACCTCTCTGATAACGGCTTCGCTGTTTGCCTTGCCGATGTTCGCGGTGGTCCTTGCCCACTTGTCGCCTTTACCGTTCAGCACAACACCACCGAAGTAAATCAGGCTGCCAACAACATCCGCAGGAGCAGAACTGATGCTGATAATTTCGTTCAATGCCCGTCCGAAGAAACCGCTTTGCGCTCTCGCATCTGCACCTTCACGGAAACCTTCCTTGGATCTCTCATAAAGGCTGGAATCAAGTGCATTATAGAACTCGTCTGCCGCTTCAATACCGGAAGATGCACAGATAGCATAGTAGAGATTCTTCTCGCTGTCCGTCATCCAGACCCAACCGTTTTTGTTCTCTTCGGTTTTACCTTCAAACTCAAACTGGTCTGTAAAGGAATTGTAGTGTCCCCAGTAGAAATCGTTTCCTTCCTTGACCAGTTCTTCATAGTTGTCTTCCTGTGTCATCAGGAAGCTTTCATACAGAAGTTTCTGTTGTGCCAGCCACTCGGAATAGTCTGCCATGCTCTTCCTGTAATCAGCAGGCAAACTGTCGCCGTACTTCGTCATCACGAAATTGATATCCGCAATGCTGTCATCTATATTGCTGATCTCTTCCTGGAGTCCTTCAATGGCAAGCTGTTTGTCTTCTGTCTGTTCAAACACAGAGGCAAGATCATCCATAAGACTGTCTGCTGTTGCCTGCTTCTTTTTGTATCCGGTAAACTGGGCAACAAAGTTCAGTACGCTGTCAGATATCGATTTATCAACCGCATATCCGCTGTCCTTCAGCGTAATATCTCCGATCATGTCGCGCCGTTCAGTGATTTCACGGACAGATTCCTGCGCGGAATCATAGGCATCCTGGTTGTCAGCGATATACCGCTCATCCTGGTCAAGCTGTGCCTTCAGAATCTTGATCTTCTTGTCCGTCTCCAGCAGTGCGTTGGTTTCTTCTTCCGTCAGTTCCGGATACTTTTCCTTCGCTTCCCTGATGCTCTTGGCTCTGGCATTCAGTTCCTCTGTCCTCACATCAAGTAAATCGCGAAGCTGGTCAATGGTCATTCCGCTGGCGTTCAGTTCATTTGACAGGTAATTGCTCGGATTTTCCAGGTCAATCAGCGGTTCATACTCACCGTTTTCGTTCATCGAGAACGTGACATAGAAATTAGTATCCGGATTGATCGCTTCCTCAGTCTCTCCCGGAATCTCCTCTGTAGCCAGTATCTTCTCACCGTACTCTGTCTCCAATGCAGTGATCTGCCCGCGCTTGTCCTCGGCAGAAGCCTTGGTTTTGTCAAACGTAGTCCTCAGTGCCAGTGACTCAAAACTCTTCGCAACATACTTCTCTTCAGCCTTCACGCTCTGCTTGGTCGCCATGCTGGCAATCCATTCCTTGTTCGCCAGCAAGTCCATGTTCACCGGGCCGGTAACGTTCCCGCTCATAACGGCAGAATACGCATCCACCAGCGCCTGCCCGTTGAACAGAGGCATATTGCCAAAGTGATTCCGTTCCTGTTCCGTCAGCCGATCCCACAGTGAATTTGCAACATTGATAACCCGCTGGGTCATCATCGCGTTGTTCTTCTCTTCAATGGTCTGCTCACGGGTAACCCCGGCAAACACTTCTTCTTCTCGCGCTGCCAGCGGTCCGGGAGTTGTCTGCGGTCCTGGAGTCGGTGTAGGCTCCTTCTTTGTCTTCGCTTTCCCGGTCGCCGTAGGCCCAAGCTGAAGTTCTTCCTCTGCGGATTCCATCACCTGTGCTGTCGGTGTAGGATCGCTCATGCTGTCAAGGTTGTCATCAGAATCAGTCTGCATGGCAAGGTTCTTGTCGCACATATCCTTCAGCTTCGCAAGCAAATCTGCGTACTTGTAGTTGACAGGTCTGCCGAGCGTTACCATGTTGCCGAATTTTTCTTCGTCTTCAAGGCTGGCATCCATTTTTTTCAGAATGTCGAGCTTTATTTCATCTTTGCCAACAGTGATTGTCCCTTCTGAATACCAACGATCCAGGGTTTTCTTTGCTTTGTTGTAATCGGTTGAACTCCCAAGCCGTTTAAGAATTTCGCCCTCAAGCGCAGCAACTGCACTTTCCGCTTCGTTTGCATTGGCCACAGCCTGCTGGGCTTTTTTGAACATACTCTTCCGGGTTTCATCCTGGCTGAACGCATCATCCTTATGGTCAATAAGGAACTGATTGTCAAAGCTGCTAACACCGTAATATACGCAAACATCATCAACGCCAACGGCACTCACAGAATACGGATTGAAACTGGGATCTTTCGGATTGAGCTTCTTCGCAATCTCTTCATTATATTTCCATACGTTGCCTTCTCCGTTGTAGCTGTTCGCCATTGCCTGATAAATGTCGCCCTGGTAGTCCGGGTTTCTCGCCTGCCAGATCGTGGCATACAGGTAGTCATCGGAGAAATCGATAGCACGGTTCAGCTCCATGTACTCATGCTTGGCTGCCTTCGCTTCCATACTGTTCAGCGTAGGATATTTGGAAGAGAAGTTGTCCCGTACCTTGTCTATGATCTGTTTATCATCCAGGTTCAGATCCTTCCGGTTTGCCCAGTACTGTGCTTCTTGGAATGCGGCATCCCGTTCCAGTTCTGCCTTCTGTGTGTCCGGTTCACTCTTGCCGTACTGATAAAGCCAGTACGCAATCTTTTCTTCCTTGGTCGCCTTGGCTCCTGGCTTTGTTGGGGTGTTCGTAGTGCCGTCCCGTTTTAGGTATGTTTCGATATACGCATTCGTCTCCGGGGAATTATACCATCCGGATTCCAGAGAATTGACATCAAATCCAAGCTCTGCCAGATATTCCCCGGCACGGTTGGTCGGAGAGGAATACGGCTGATAATAGATTGATGTCGGATTATGGATGTTTTGAGCGAGGATATCAATTCCACGCTGTGCATTGGTAGGATTCGTTTTCCCAAGCTGGAAAAGCTGTCCAAGTGTACTGCGAAAGGTTTTCTGCTCAGGCTGTTGCGGAGTGGGCGTATACATATTCTGCTGATAAGCAGAAGTATCTTTATTTGAAGAAGCAGAGAGCTTCCCTTCAGAGTTGAAACCGATATTGATGCTCAGAGAAGGAGTCGGTGTCGGTGTAGCGGTCGGTTGTGGCGTATTATTGTTTATTGTGAAGTTGAACTTTGGTGTCTTGATTTTTTCTGCCATAATCAAAACCTCCGAACTTATTTATTCAGTATCTTGTTCAGAAGGGAAATGCTTCCGCTCGTTCCTGCCGGTTTGTCTGCCGCGATCAGCGGATTCTTTGCGTAAAGACCTATCGTTGTACTCCCGGAAGAACCGGATGATCCACCGCTACCTCCGTTCAGAAGGTTGTCCAGTTCCGCATCAGGGTTTTCAGTTGTTGTGTCGTCCGTTTTTGTTGTGTTGTTCTTCTTGCTTCCACCGCTACCGGAACTCCTCGCCTTCACCCGCATCGCGTTGTAGTCCTCTCTCGTCAGCCCGGCTCTGGCAAGCAAGGCATCCGTAACCTCACCGTCCTGCGCGGCAGCAGCCACAATATAGTTGTAGGCAAGCTTCTGTTCATCAGACATCTTGTTGTAGTCAAACTCCTGTTTCCACTGCTCCTGCTGGGCTTCCCACTGCCTCTCATTGAACGCCTGCTGTACTTCCCAGTTCGCCTGACTCTGGGCATTCTGTTCCCGCTGAAGCGCGATGTTCTCCGCAAACTGGCTGGCACTCTGCGCTCTGTCCAGGGCATTCTCGCTGCTCTGCCAAGCCTGCTGTGCCTGGGTCTGGCTCTGGGTAAACGCCTGCTGGGCAATCCGTTCCTGCGTGTTATACGCCTGCTGTGCCTCGCGCTCCCCGGTGTTGTACGCCTGCTGGGCAATCCTCTCCTGAGTGCTGTACGCCTGCTGTGCTTCGCGTTCTGCCGTCTGGTATGCCCTTGCCTTCTCCGTTTCACCGCTCTGCCAGGTCTGCTGTGCTTCACGCTCGGAAGTGTTGTACAGTTGCTGTGCCAGTCTTTCGCTGGTGCTGTACGCCTGCTGGGCTTCACGCTCGGAAGTCTGGTAGGCTCTCGCCTTCTCGTTCTCTCCGCTCTGCCATTCCTGCTGGGCTTCGCGCTCAGAAGTCTGGAACTTCCGCGCCGCCTCCGCTTCATCAAGCTGGCTCACCCGGTTCTGGTAGTCGGCAATCATCGCTTCGCCGAGCCTGGTACGCTCCTTCGCCTTCTGATCCTGGAGGCTGGCAAGGGTCTGCGCTGCATAGGAACTCCTCTGCATACCACGGGCAAGCATCGACCTGTCCTGCTGGCTGATCGCCTTGTCATACTGCTTATCGGAATCTTCCATCTGCTGTCCGTAGGAATATCCGAGGCTCTGGTACAGCCTTGTCCGGGTATCCTGGGCATCCACTTCTTCCTGGTTCGTGGCTTGCTTTGCTTTCGTGTAGTCTTCCAGTTTCGTTGTTGCCATCAGAATCACTCCTTATTCTTCCGTGACAATGCTGCCCGGATAATTGTTCTTCAATGCTTCAGCCTGTGTCTTGCCCAGCCCGTGAATGCAGATCATGTAGGTCTTTTCCTTCGGCTCCGTTTCGATCTTGGAAACCGCCTTCTCCAGCTCTTCCCATGTCAGCGGTCCGCATACACCGTCAACCGCCAGCTTATGGTCGCTCTGGAAGTTCTTTATCGCCTTCTCCGTGGCGCTTCCGTAATCTCCGTCAATGCCCCACTTCCCCAGGTCATATCCCAGCCGGTACAGCATCGTCTGGCACTCAATCACTTCCTGACCTTTACTGCCCTTCCGGATAGTCGGTCGCCAGCCGGGATTCACAGGGAATCCGTTGTTTTCTTCATAGCTCACGTTCTTCAGTTCCCCCCAGTATGTCCATTTCGTAGCCGCTATATTACTCACGCACACCCCGGCCTGCGTTCCAGAAGCCTCAATCACAATTCCCTTGCTCCCGCCGACATACAAACCGATGTGGCTGTAGTTATCCCTGTCGCGCTTATAAACAAAAACGGCAGTTCCGGGTTTCAGCGTTTCCCCGTCCAGCCGTTTTCCGTTTTGTAGTTTCCCTGTCTTCTTGCAATAGCTCCGGAAGATCGTGTTGCTCCCGTGGGCAATGTATGCTTTGAACTGATTGAATGCCCACCGGAAAAGCCCGGAACAGTCGGCAACGTAGTGTCCGATCCACTTGTCCCCGTACAGCGCAGCTCCGTAGTAGTTGTCATCCTTCGCTTCGCTGTTCTTCTTCCATGTGGTTCCGTACTTGGAAACCATGTAGTTGATCTTCTGTTTCTGCTTGGCTTCCGTCCACAGATCCCCGGCGGTCCCCCAGATATATCCCCACTTGTTGTCCAGGGCATACTCAAACTTTGCGATCAGTTCTTCTGCTGTCATGCTTCTCACCGCCCTTCCAGTTCCTCGGATTCGTCCCCATAACGATCACCCAGTCGATCACACCGATGGTTACCATCACGCCGATCACAATCCATCCAGCAACACTCATACTTTTATCTCCTTATAAAAAACACTCCCCGTAGGGAGTGCGTGTTTCAGTACCGTCCGTAGTAGCGTTTCCGTGGTCTTGTCTCTTCGCCCCGCATCGCTTCGTAGGTCGCGATGCATTTCAGTGCGTGTGCCATCTTGTCGATGTGTTCCAGGTCCTGGGCTGTCAGCTCGTTCCCGTCATCGTACTTCTGGGCGATCTTGTCCAGTTCCCGGTGCAGTGCATCGTACAGAACATCAAACATCCCATCGCCCCCTTAAACCGTGGGCGTAAGAGCCTGAATGATCTGCGCGGTCTGCGCGGTCTGGCTGGCAGCGAGGTTAGCCATGTTCAGTTGGTTCTGGAGATTGACATTCTGTGCGCGGAGTGTCTCGATCTCCTGAGCGCAGAGTTTGTCCAGAATCGCCTGGGTCTGGTTCTCAATCGCAAGCCGTGTTGCCGCGCCTTCTGCCTGCACAATGTTCTGGGTCTGGACGGTTGCCAGCCTGTTATCGCAGCAGCACTGTGCAAGCTGTCCCTGGATGCCGTTGAAGCCCTGGAGGATGGATGTCTGCACATCGAAGCTCCGGTTCAGATCTGCCATCTGGTTTCCGGACAGGCTGGTCTGGATGCCGTTGATGCCGTTGACAATCGCGCTCTGGTCGAATCCTCTCTGAACATCGGCTCCCACAAACCCGGCTGCATTATTTCCCATACCGCCGAATCCGTTGCCCATGCCGAGGAACAGGAACAGAAGAATCAGCCACCATCCATTCCCCATTCCGTCCATGCCACCTGTAGGCATGACGGGCATGTAAGTAGATGTTTCCATTTGTATGTCTCCTTTTATGATATTTACAAGCCGCCTGCGCACTGCGGTTTGCAGCTTGACATATCATGGAGACATACGTTACAATACCTTTGTCAGTAGGAGTATGTTCAGCATACCTCCATGAACCGTCAGGAAGTGCCACCTTCCCGGCGGTTTTTATTTGCCGCCCATCCTTTGGATCATCGGCATGATCCTTGCCAGCAACGGGCTGCTCACCTGTCCTGTCATAATCAGGTGCTGTACCATCGCTTTCGGATCGTTCGCGATCTCCGGGGGAATGTTGTATCCTGCTCTCTGAGCCATCCCCTTCGGATCGTTCATCACTTGCTGAAGCTGTTCTGGGTTCCAGTTCATTCTCTCGCCCCCTTCACCTGTATTATGGCAAAGGAAACGCCCGCTGACGAGGAAGCCAACGGGCAATTATTTGGCAATTTTTTTGAGCTGTTTAAAGATATAGTTTTCGTTCTTGTCGATTATATCCCAGACCTGTCTTCTGGAAAGGTCGAATTCTTCGGCAAGTTTCTCAAGTGTGATTCCGTAGAAGATATGCCTTGAAACAATTGCTTTGTTTCTTTCCGCATTTCTTCCCATGATCCACTGATCTATGGCAGATTCAACTTGTTCTTTGCTCACATCAAGGGGAACTTTCCTGGACATCCGTTACCCCCGTCCTCTGGAGCATATCCAGCCAGTTTTTCTCACGGGCAGTATACCCAGTCACGAACACAAGAATCGTAATGATGAATGTAACGCATACGCAGACCAGCGCAATCAGCATCCGTCTGTTCGCCCGGTTATAGTGCATCAGTACGTTCTCATGTGCGAAGAAAGGCACACAGGCAGTCTTTTCTTCGCAGTTCTTACAGTCAGCCATTCTCTTCTTCCTCTTCTTCCTCCGGAAGCACTTCGTAGTCAATCATGTTGACATTCGCGGCATCCACAAGCCCTTCGCCGATGATGAATGCCACAACCGCAGCCCCGGACATAATCAGAGCCGTGACCTGTACCGCTGTTTCCTGCTGACCACCAAAGGCAATAATCAGCCCGGTCACGAACTGTGCCAAAGCTGCCCAGAACTTCCTGCTCGTCAGTTTCCGTTTCCAGTCAATCATTTGCTCTTCCTCCTTCTTGTGACTTCTTTGAAATTGTCAGGCAGATCATGCTCGTTGTACGGCTCATGCCAGTCCGCATGACCGTTCCGGATATCCTGCATCGCCTGCCTTGCGTTGTCCTTCACCGCCTGGAACTTTTTCTTCCCGGTCGCCTGTGCAGGCAGTGAGGATGTATTGAAGTTTGTGGAGTTCAGTTGTTCCCAGATTCTTTTCTTTTCCTGTGCCTTCGCAAAGGATTCCCGGATAGACTGCTTCGTACTCTTTGCCATGCGATCACTCCTCATTGATGGAGGTCATTCACATGGGTTTCCAGGGCAATGATACGCCCTTCCAGGTTGTTGTGCTTGCCGACCTTGTCCTCAAGCTGTTTGAGCCTGTAATCCATCAGCGCGGTCTGTTTCCGGTTTGAAAGGTAAACGCCAAGGAAAGAGAACAAGGCCGTCACGGCACTTGCGGCAAATGCAATCCATTCCATATTCTCACCGCCTTATTTCTGGAACCGCTTGTAACGGTTGTCCTCGAATACTTTCTTGACCCGTTTCCTTGTATTCTCGTCCGCTTCCTTGTTTTCGGTTCCGTAGCCTTCACGCTGTTTCCGGGCATTGTTCAAACGTTTGGTAGTACTCTTTATGCCGGTTTCCTGCGTTTCATTGATATACCGCCGGGTCTTGATTCCCTTCGTGCTGATCTGGTCGCGGTCATTGTAGATGCCAAGGTTTTTGTACCTGTCATACCATGCCATTAGGTTTCATCTCCTTCCTCTTCAATCGCCGTCACCGTCAGTTCCGGAGTATCCCCAGAATCATCCACCGTAATCAGGTAGTCTGCCGTTTCCGTACTCAGCGTGATCGCTTCTTCATTGATGTTGTCCGGGATCGCTGCCTTCAGACTGAGGAACATACTGTGAAACAGTGTCACCATGTCAGCCGTGGGCTGGGGGACTCTTCGCCAGTACAGCGGATTGTGGCACGTTGTTCCAGCGGATGCCGCATTGTACAGTTCGTAGGGGATACCGTCCGTGAAGACAACCACATCATTCACGGAATAGCTCTTGCTTCCGTCATAGGCTCCTTGGTACTTCATTATTCTTCGCCTCCGTTATGGAAATAGGTTTCGCCCTTGATCCGGAAACCGTCCGGGCCAAGGAGCAGGACTGTGTGCTGTGGCACATTGCTTTTTGCTGCGACCGACAGCAGAGAGTGGTACTGCGCTTCGGCATCTGCCTGTTCCGCATGGGCATAGGGAATGGCAGAACCAGTAGAGGCAGTGGTTTGGAGTTCGATGACATAAAACATTTAGATCATCTTCCTTTCTTTATATTAGTTTGTTTTAACTGATTTGATGGGGGTTGTGTTATTTCGTTATTTTAATAAAATGCCTTTTGCTAAAATAGTAATTTTCTGCTCACTATATTTTCATCAACATAACAGTAAAAGGTGTTCCCAAAAAGGTTGCATCACTTGTTTTTATTCTAACCCCGTTGTTTCCATCAGCCATGCAGACAATATTCGGATTGTTTGAATACCACACCCCATTCGCTGTCTTTGTTGCGTATCCAACAATAACACAGTTTGAAGCATTGAACCCTGTCGGATAACTTACTTGTACTTCTGTATTTGCTGTTGATGACATTGTGCCAGAAACGGATGTGGTTTTGCTATTTAACGAATAAGTTCTCAATGTTCCATTGCTACATGTTACGGTAACATCAACGCCATCTCTGCCCACAAGTGTGGCAATCCAATAATTTGTTGATTGCCTCTGCATATATCCGATAAAATCATTCCACGCTGTAAATGGAGCAAGGCTTGTATCCGTCCCTGTATGAATTCTGATAAATTTTGTTTGATCTACGGGAAGTGATGCGGCTATTGTTCCAAGCGCAGATTGAATATCTGTCAGTTTTGCATATGCGACGCTGTCATAACTTGTTGAAATTTGGTCATTTAACGAATTCCATTCCGTCCAGCCATTACTCGTTAAAGACCTTTTGTATTCATTGTTATTATTTAGAACTCTGTATGTTTGGAATATTCTACTGGATGTGTCATCAGTATTTGCGATTTCAACGTGTAAAACGCCTGCGGAAGATACAGGAATATTCGCCACTGTGGGGGAAACCGTAGTGTTAGCAACTCTGTAATAACCGGGAGTTTTATAGTTATTAAAATCAGCATTCGATGGTACATTTTCTCCAAACGATGCAGTCGCAATCTTGCCATTTAATATAGCAACATCTTCCCCAATTAGCGTAACCGCACCCTTTGTCAACGCACTCAAGTCAGACGCAGCAAACGCTGTCCCTGCACTTACATTCGACAGCGCTTTGTACCCACCGTCAGCAATACCACTGATGGTCGAATTCTCAACAAGGACATAATCTCCCGTGGACACATTTTTAGATGCCTTGTTGCCATTGATAATAATGGCAAGACCGTCCATATCGGAATTGTGGATTAATTCCAATGTGAAATCACTTGCCTGTTTTCCGCTGTCAACCAGATCACCGTTGGAGTCAAGTCCTGCGAAGTGACCGCTGGTCGCACTCGTTACCTTGTTCGCCTTCTTGCCGATCTCTGTCGCAACCTTCGTGCTGTCCGACTCGGACATATCAATCGTGTTGCCGTAGATGTTCTCTGCCTGTCCGGTATCGCCCTTGGGAATCCCAAAGTCAAACACCGGAGCAGTATCAGGGGAACCACTCCTGCGCTCAACGGTCGCTTGCGATCCGGGAAGCAGTGTGGTCACCGTACCGATCTCAATGTCCGGTACAGTACCTGTCGCCCCCTGTGCATGGACATTGGTATCAACAAACGCCTCAGTAGAGGCATCCCAGACCATCCAATTTCCGCTTACAGGGTCAACATAGGGATAATGCAGCACCGCACTCTGGGCAGCGTCTTTTGCGGCTTCTGCGGCTGTTTTCGCTGTGTCTGCTTCCCCGGCATAGTACTTGCTGTTGTTGTGGTAGGCAGGATCGCTGGAACCGACATCCGTGCCGTTCCGCTTGCCGATGGCGTAGGCTTCCGCATCCTCGGCACTGTCTTCCGCTTTTCCCTGTGCGGTTTCAGCAGCCGTCTTCGCCGCCACCGCATCGTCCTTCGCATCATCGGCATCCTCGGCTGCGTTCACCGTTGCGACCTTCAGTGCTGTCATCTGCTCCAGCCATGCCTCCTGTGCGGCAGGCGTGGTTCCGTCCGCATCATTGATCGCTCTGCTGATCCGGGTCACCACAAGAATGCTCTTGCCTCTCTTGACCACGGAGGAGTTCTCTTCCTCCTCCAGCCAGATCTGCATCAGCCCTGTGCCTTCGATCTCGCCCAGATCACCGTTCGTGATCTGCCATGTCAGGATGTTGTCTTCAAAAGTGGTAGCGGCGATGTACGCATCCGCTTCCGTTTCCCCCGGACGGATATGCACAATGCTCGGCACTCCGTCAGGCATCTGTTGCATCCACTTCGTCATGTCGATCTGGATCTCCCGGAAAAGCTTCTCCCCGGTGAAACCGATGTCAATGGCACTTGGCATCTTGTTTATTTCATACATAACGATCACCCCTTATACTGCGGTCCCTGTATATTTGTACCAGCTTGTCCATGCGGAGCCTGTGTATCTTCTTCTGAACACAGCGCCCACCGTAACGATCTCTTGAAGAAGATTTGTGGTATATTCGCCGTATGCGTTCAGGCTGTACACAAACACATTCCCCACATCCGACCATCCGCTCGGTTTGTTCTGTGACATATACGCCGGGTTAATTTCATAAACGCCCGGTTTCACAAGGTTGTTCATGTTTGTCTCAGTAGTTGTCAGGCACTCAATGCCGCCACGAATCACCCATTCGTCATTGGCTGCTCCGATGACATTCCTTGTTGTCCAAATGGAAGGGTTTTGCAGTACGATTGATTCATCGGACTGGCTTGTCAATCTGGGTGTAATGGAACAACGGTGGTATTGATTATTGTTTTCGTCCATCAGGTTGAACCAGATTGTCGGAACATATCTGCTGTAAGCGGATAAATACTCGACATCGCACAGCACCATCGATCTGAGCGGTGTGTTGTTTGCCAGAGTTAAATCGCCAAATCCAATCTGCGCTGTCTGTGAATTGACGGTATAGCTTTTGATAATCCCATGCTCACCGAATGTCCAGTCCCCGGATTTCATCAGCTTATCCTGTGAGCTGATCCTGAAGTTTGTGGATTCTACATCAAACACGCCGCCTGATGCGATCTTCACATACTGGCTGCCTGAAACATCAATCCCGGCGGTAGTGATCGTGATACCGCTTACCTTGTCATACTTGTTTCCGACCTCGATGTTGATCTCACCGATCACACCGGAGATGGAAGTATAGTTTCCGTCATCATCCTTCAGCAAAATCAGGTTCTTCAGTTTGTCGCCAAGGTCTTCCGTACGCAGCCGTCCAAACCTTCTGTAGATATCATCAAATATCTCATCCAGTTGGACAACCAGCATTTTCTCCTGCCTGTCCCAACCGCTCGGCACTCTGAGTGGCTGATGCTGTTGTATGGTCGAATACTTGTCTGCCATTCAATCACCTCAGTCCGGGTCGGTCTCCACCACCATCTGAATGCCGCCTGTCAACCGCCATACCGCATCCTGCTGGCTGATGGTCTCGATAATCAGCTTGAACTTCCTGCTTGTGCCGCCGAAGCGTACCTTCTTCTGTTTTGCCTTGAAGGTAGTGGTCTGTACGGTCACGTTCTTCGTCTTGATCTTCTTCTCCGTCTGGATAGAAAACCGGAAGGTCACCGGGCCGCCCTTCACTTCCGGGGAGAAGTAGACCTCATAACCGCCCTTGGCGTAGCTCTTCCTGCCGAAGTCCATCCACGGCGTTTCCCATTTCGTGGGCTTCCCGGAACACACGCCCGTTTCCCAACTGTCAAAGTTGATGATGAAGATCTTCCCCGGTACGGAGGAACTGGTAGCGTACAGCGCATCCTCCGTTGCCAGCATACTCTCAATGTAGATGTCCGTGTAATACAGGAAGGTTCCTTCCTCGGTGTCATACACAATCAATGCGTTATTCACCGAGGAGTTCCCCGTGGGGATCGCCAGATAATATTTATTCTTGTACAGTACAGCGCACATCTGATCCATCGCAGAACGGTTCACCGTCTTCCATAACCGCTCGATCATCGGTCTCCGGAAATCGGAAACGCTCAGTCCGTCATACAGGCTGAGTCCGTCCGTCTCTGCCATGAAAATGCGCTCGGTGTCCACCGCTATCGTACCGACATACGGTGCACCGCCGCCGTACTGTTCCTTAAAGGTGTATTCCCCCGGATCGGTTCCGAGGATACGCCATACTCTCGTTTTCTTGAAGGCAAGGAGCTGGCTGCCGAAGGCTCTCAGTGCGGTGAAGGAATCGCCGTCCCAGCTTGGCTGGTTGATGTCCCCGGCTCCATCCTCCGGTTCTTCGCCTTCGCCTGCCGCCGTCCAGTTGGTCGGATCATAGGGTCTGGAGTAAACCAGCATATCCGGGTCATCCGGAATCGCTCCTCCCCAGATCCGCTCTGCGTACCGCTCAATCACGCCGAACTTCTTGCCGTTGGTGTCCACCTTGTCCACCGTCCAGTTCGGATGGTTCACCGTTGCGGTGTACGGGGGAGTGATGATAATCATCCCGTCAAGGCTGTTGCTCATCAGCAGGACATCCACACTGGAGGCAGACCCAGCCGGGTTAATCTCGTAGGTCGCAAAGCTCCATACGTTGCTCTGCCATGCCGTTACCCCCGTAGGGAACGGAAGCTGTGTGAAGCTCCCGGTATCCATGCTCTGCTTGTAATAAAGTTTTCCACCAGCGGCGATGACCATCCAGTCCTTGCTTCCGGTCCCGGTGTACCACCGCCGATGGAAACGAGCGAGTGTCTCAATCCTGACTCCTGTGAAGGAATAGTCGAATACCGTTGGAGCAGCCATCGGCTGAAGTACGCCTCTGGGAGTCTCCACGTTCTCCGCAGTCATGGCGTACCGGAGATCGCTGGCGATTTCGCTGTCCTGCTTCAGTCCTGCGAATGCAGGCAGGAAAACATCAGCATCATAGGCTTTCAATGTAAAGTACGCCATTCAAAACACCTCACTCCGGGATATTGATGAAATTGCGGTACTTCTTCTGGCTGCCGTCCTCGTTGAATCCGTTCTTGCCGCCAGCATCCGCAATCCTTGACAGCAAATCCATAAATGCCTGCCAGTAGGCTCTCCCCCGGTTCTGTTTCTGGGGGTTGCCGTTCCTGTAGATCAGCCATGTCGCCC